TACAGTGATGGCAAGTTCTATCTCGCCCGGAGTAATGGCGCTTGTGCCATCCAAAGCGGCAACTGCCACGTAGCAATATCCGTTATAAGCAGATGTATAAGTATAATCTGCTGTTTTCCATCCGCTGTCAATTTTGCTTTGAAGTACAAAAGCGAATTTTTGTCCCGTCTTATTGCCGGTAATCGTGATCTCATCGCCCTTATTCACATAGAATACAGACGAAGAACACCGATTCGTAGAATAGGTTAACTGAAACGGATCACTGTACGATCTGTACCCCTGTTTAAATGCAGTAACCTTGAACTCGCCATTTATAAGCTGTTCATATACCTTCTGGCTTTCCTCATCAAAACGTTCATTTAGTTCATCAACTTCCTCGGTAAGTTCCGTGTAATCTGCCGGGATTGACTCGATGACTTCTTCCACGATCTGCTCGGCATTCTCTTGGAATTGTTCCGTGGCCTGTTCGACCGCCTGATCAAAGATGTTCATCTCCGTCCCGGACTCGATTGCATCATCACCAAGGAAAGTACGAACCATCAAGATGACCTCAAACGAAGTGACGATGTCCTCGCCCTGAAGCACACGCACCTGCATTCTGTTTTCGCCAGCTTCAGCAAGGGACTGCGCCGTCAGTTCGCACAGGATGGAATTGTCTGTGATAGTAGCGGAATTGTAAATTGCTTCCCCGGACGGCTTCAGAATAAAGTAAGTCGCCGTTGCCCCGGCTGGTGGCGTGAAATCAGCAATCTCAAAGCTGATTGCTCTTCCAGTGTCCCCCTGCACCGCTGGAACAATCGGCGGCACGGTTTGGGAACCGTATGAAATCTTGCAAACTGTTGTAATCATGGTTTATCTCCTCATGCTATCCGAATGCCTTTGATGACGAGCGACTGAAGCGTTGCGGCCTTAGATGTGCCGTTAATTATTGTGACCGTTGTGCTACTCTGTCCAAACAGGCAGCACGCATGTGCATCTACCTCGGCAGATGTTCCACCGACATTTATCTGCATACTGAGCGGCCCATTTAACGACACCCATTCAGAAGCCTCAAATGTCCCGGAAGCGAATGTCATTCTAAAGGTAATATCAAGTATCCATACGCCTCTTTCAACCTGCAGAATGTGATCATATTGACCTCCTGCAACAACAGAAGCGGAACTGCTCAAGTCAAACAGCGTTTCAATGCTTTCCGGGACAGGACGGATATGTGCTTCTCGTGATATATGCGGTGTCAAGCCGTTAAGATAGACATAATACAACGGGAAATCTGCTTCTGTATCCCCGGCTAAAATGTCCCCTTCTATGTAAGACGGCGGAACTGGATTACCTGTTGACGGTGTCCCGGGGATTACCACAAGATTGACTGCTTCCACGCCAGTGACGGCGTTTTTGGTATACCGTGCGCAGATAAGGTCAATCCGTTTATATCCGCTCGTTCCGTTCTGAATATTGACCGTTTCAGTGGTTCCCGGTTCGATGCGGAAATGCACGCCCTGCATTACGCCTTCGCCGTCCTCGATCGTGACGGTGTTTGCGTTGGTCAACGTTGCGTTGAACTTGTTTCCAACATCCAGCACGCTGTTCCCAGTGCCAAAGATGCCTTGATTCTTGCCCTGCTCATCATTTGAAGTGATGTGTGGGCTTCCTGTGTATCCTGTGACTATTTTCATTTGTCGCCCTCTATCTTGTATGAAATAGATACAACATTAAGTTCCTTCTTAACTATCTTGTCCGTTATCGGCTTAGTGACGGAATTACCTGTGATGTAATCACGCCCGGAAACCGTATCACCAAGGAATAGTTCCTGTTCGACCGCTTTGACGGATGCCGTGAAGCTCTTTTTGTTTAGCAGTTCCTTCAGCTTGTTCCGTCCAGTCTCAAACAGGGTTTCTTCTTCTGCTCCGCTGTTCTCAAATGTCTGGACAATCTCATCAATTCCGAATATCGTCTGCGTTTCGGAAATATTGCCGTCCTTATCAGCATACAGATGCTTGACCAGTCGGTTCTTCAGTTCGCCCTTGCCAAGGCATATCAGATGATTGACCCCGGCCTGATTGTCATCAGATACAAAGTCAATCATGGAATCCTGCGTGTATTCCACTTGGTCGCCGTACTGCCCAGCCGGAAGGGCCTGAACCAGTACATAACCGCCTGTCTGCGTCTGAACATACCGCAAGTCAAGCCGATAACCAACCGACTGACACATTGCTTGCAGTCCGTCCGCAAGATTGACATAGCGGTTGAACTGGTATTGCACATGCACGCCTGTGTTGACATCCGCAACCACAAAGCCGGGAATATTCACAAGCTGTTCAATGACGGCGTTCAGGTCGCCCGTGCCGATGTAATAGTCCTGCCCGGCTGGCGGTTGAATGATCCGCTTTGCAAGGTAACCACGCCAGCACAGGCCGCTGACGGAAATGCTCCCGGTGTTTGTCGCCGACTTAATGCCCTTGATAATGCCGCCGTATTCCGTGCCGGGAATGTAAATGCGCTTTCCGATCTGAAGGTCACCCTTCCATGTGCCATATGACGCATATAAGACAAAGTCATTCGTTGCCCCGACATCAAGGTCAAGGTTTTCGTTAAGGACTCTTTCTTCCTGTCCGTCTGCTGTTGCCAGTATCAAATCCATGGCGGCTCACTCCTTCGTTGGTACAGAATGACATCTACTTCGAAAGCCCCAGACCATATGACGGAATGATTCCCGGCGGTCAACTGGTCAAACATGTTCGCCGTCTTGATGCGACTGTTGAAAAGGTTCTGTTCCCCGGACGGGCCTTTCTTGGTGACCGTCTTATCACTGGAAGAAATCACCACATCCTCATCCGCACCGATGGACGCATACACGCCTATCTGCTGCCCGTCTATAGCTATGACCGGGTCAACAGCCGGGCCGTGCATGGTAACTTTCCAGTCGCACGCCGTGCTGGCGTCGTTCTTGATGTTTGCATATCCCGGAAGCACTGCCTGATAGTCATAGGGGAAGTCATACGGGAAATCAAGGAACGGATATAGGCTGTCACTTTCCTGTCGTTTCAGCTTGTACGGTTGCGCCGCCATCCAGAATGGATAGGGACAATAGATTTGTATTTGATTCTGCGTCCAAGGTTCCTGATAAAACGTGGATGACATCGTAATAAAGCATTCAATTTCATACATGCCATGCACGATTTTACCGGGCTTCATATTTGCGATATCAGCATCAAAAGCCGCATGAAGGACGTTCAGCCATTGCCGCCGTTCATCTATCGAACCAAAGACCGACAGTAGAGCGGTGTAAGTCACCGCCCCTTTGTCGAATCTGTAAACCCTTGCGCCATACTGCTGTTCAATGACTTTCGGTGTCCATCCGTAATCATGGAAGTTCGCCGTGCGTGTCCTGAAGTGGCTCAGTTTATCTTTCAGGTCAAAGACCTGACCGTTTGATGACTCATAATATAAAATCATGCGAACTGTACCCCCATATCACGCATTATTCGCCCGGCTTCTCTGTCGTTCCAGTAGATACGGACATTAGCGTTTTCTATGCCAGCCTCCGCACCTTCTGCGACTGCCGCATATAGTTTTTCTGCATCCAGCCCGTAGTCACCGCCGCCGCCGTTCGCCCCGGATGCCGGAGTCATCGGAATGCTAATGTAGGATGATTTTGTCGGGATGCTATCCACGCCAAGGATTTCCCCGGTCTGTTCGTATAGATTTAACGCTCTTGTGCGCTTTCCAGCCGACAGCGGAATGACTGCTTCGGGTTGGTTACCTTCAGCAAGCCATGACAGTGTTTCGTTCTGAATGATTCCGCCGTTGGCGTTGTGTGCAACAGAACCGCCTTTCAACTTGGCAATGATAGGATTGCTGTTGAAGTAGTTCTGCATTGCCGTTCTGGCATTTAGCAGAGCATCCCATACAGAAATCGTGCTGACTTTGATTGTTGGTTTTACATCTTTTTCAATCTCAGACGTTGCCGCACTGGTAACACTCTTTGGAACATTGACCTGCTTGATTTCAGGTTCAAGATTCGCACCGTTTACTTCCGTTTCTAGATTGTCAGCGGCCTTTGCGCCAGCCGTCTTTGCATCGTCTGACAAGCCGAACATACTTGTTGCGACTTCGTGGAAAGTTTCCTGCGTGGATTTCTTCAGGCGGCTCCAACCTGTTTCAATCGTACTGTTGAACGCATTGACCCCTGCCTGCGTACCTGTCTGGAAATCATTTTTAATGAACGCCAATGTTCCAGCAAGGTTTTCTTCAATTTTGACATCCTTTCCGAACATCCTCAAAGCATCGTTGAAATTGCCGCCTTCCTTTCGCATCTCATGCACCATCGCCCTTGCATAATCTGCGCCTTCTATGCCCATATCAGCAATGTATTGCACAAATGCCTTGAAGTTCTCGTCCCCGGATTCAACTGCTGCTTGCGATAAAATTTTAAGGTCTTTGTTGTAACGGTTCAACCGCCGTTTTTGCGATTCAAGGTTTCCAAAGATGCTTTCAAACGTAATTGAACTGTCACGCTTCCATTCATCAAACAGGTTTATCTGACCCTTTATACTGTCTTCCGTGGACTTCTTCAATTCGTCCCATTCCGTCTGTTCATCACGCATTGCCTTGATTGCGCTGGCGGTCATGCTGGTCAATTCGTTCGTGCGGTCTGCAAATGACTGCTTATTTTTCTCAGTCGCCGCTGTGTTTTCCTCAGTTGCTTCTGTCGTGTCTTCCATTGTGGAAGATACTTCCTTAGCCGCATCCGTATACAACTGGTATTCTTCGTTGGCTGACGCAACTGCTTCGTTTCCGTCCGTGACTGCCTGCCCCAGTTCAATCATGTTGCCTTCCGCAAGCTTCAGAGCATTGGCGGCATTTATAACATTAGCATCGACTAAGTGCCATGTTTTTGTCGCTTCATCAAGGATAGCGTTCTGCCCAGCCATAGCAATCGGAGCATCAGCTATAGCTTCGTTATATTCCTTTTGCGCCTGTGTGACGTATTCTTGACCATCTGCATATGCCTTTTCAGCTTTCTTCAGGGCAATAGACGCAGTCGCAAGCTTTTCTAGTGTTTCCTGTGATACCTTGCCATAAGCTTCAATCAGTGATAGCCGTTTAGCTTCATTGATGTAATTCTTGACTTCCTTTTTGCCCTTGTTCAACGATCCTGTCGTTTCATCAATCGACAATGACAGGTTCGGATACATCGTATTTAGTTCATTGACAATCAAGGACATTCTGCCTTGTTCTTCAGCTGTCTTATTAGACTGCTTTTCCAAAGCATAAAGTTCATTGACAAGGTCTTCAGCCGTTGCAGCTTTTGCATTGATGCTTTCAATGTTCTCGCTGGCGGATGTTAGTGTTCCTTGCAAACTTTCCGTTGCTGTATTCAGTTCTTCCGTTGCGGTCGCCGTATCCGTCAACATAGTCTGCAAGGCTTCGTTTGACTTAATGCCTTCGTCCCTTGACTTGATCATGACTGCGGTCAACGCACCAAGTCCCAGCATCGCAAGCCCGGTCGGAGAAGCAAGCGTTCCTAAAACGCCAGTGACATTTTGCGCTATACCGGGCAGCTTCCCCAGTCCTTCGACAAGCGTTCCAGCCGCTTCAACCGTCTTGCCCATAGCGGTCACAACAGGCCCAGCCGCACCGAATGCAAGGACAGCCGCCGTCACAAATATCTGCTGGTCTTCGTCCATGCTTGCGTATGCGTTCCCGATCGACTCTGCGAAGTTCCCAACGTCTTCAGCTAACGGCGCAATAGCTTCAAGGACGGTTTCACCGATTTCCGCCCCTGCTTCCTTGACCTTGTTCATCGCAACGGTCATGCGGTCAGGGGCATCTAGTGTATTGTCGAAGGTTGTTTCTACATTGCCAAGATAATCTTCAACGTCTGTTGAAAATGCCTTCAGGTCAAGACTTCCGCTTTTGCAGGCTTCATAGATTGCCGGGCCTGCCTTCTTGCCGAACAATTCAATGGCGGCGGTCAGCTTTTCCTGTTCCGTTGCCCCGGAAGCCATCATATCGGCAAATTCGCCAAGTACTTCTGGAAGTGTCCGTCCGTCCCCGGCGGCGTTCACAAGGGCTTTCTGCATACCACTCATGACGGTTTCAGTGTTCGCCCCGGACATTTCAACCTGCCCAAGGAACTGCGCCGCATCATAAGCAGACAAGCCCATCTCAGACAGCGAAGCGGCGTTCTTAGTCATAGACGAAGCAAGCGTGTCCATGCTAACACCTGTTGCCTGTCCAACGCCGTTCATAACGTCCAGAAGCTTGCCAGCGTCTTCTGTTTCCATCCCGAAGGCTTGCATGACCTTCTGTGTCTTGTCGACTGCGCTTGAAACATCCGTGTCGTTCAGATCGGCAAACTTGATAAACTTGCTGGACAGTGCTTCAAGGTCTTCGCCGACAAGGCCGAATTTCGTGTTGACTTCGCCAACAGCAGACCCAGCCGCTTCGAAGCTGGTCGGAATTGTGGTCGCTATGTTCTTGGCACTATCCTGAAGACCTTTCAAGGCTTCCCCGGTTGCGCCAGTTTTCTTGACTACAATGTCCATGCCTTCGTCAACTTCATTGAAGGCCGCAACAGATGCCGCACCAAGCGCAGTAATCGGAGCAGTGACATATTTTGTCATCTTGCCGCCAACATCCTGCATCTTTTTGCCAACACTCTGCATAGATTTGCTAACATCCTTCAGGGATTTCGGAAGTTTTCCTAACTCAGACCGCATTTTGTTTAGTTCGGTCTTTGCATTAGCAACTTGCTGTTTCCATTTGAGCGTTTCGTTTGCATTCTCGCCGTATTTCTCAGCGGATGCTTCAAGTCCTTTCTCTAGTTCGGAAACAATCTTTTCCTGCTGCTCAATTTGCTTGTTCAGCAATTCGCCCTTTTTGCGATTCTTCTCCATTGCTGAAGTTTCATCATCAAAGGACGATTCCAGTTCACGCATCTCAGCGGAGTATGTCTTGGCTTGCGTAATCAGATTATTTACTTGTTTTCGATATTCTTTTTCGCCTTCGATCCCGATGCGTTATAGTCGGGGGCCGATATTAACAGCCACCAAAGACCACCCCCTCTATTTCAAAGCCATGAACTCGTCAAAGTCCATCTTTTTCGGCTTGTGCTTTTCTTTCGCTGTTCCATGATGAATGGCATCACAGGCCAACAAATCCATAAATTCACCGTATGGCGTGGACATCGTGGCCTGTTTGCTCATTCCCATCTTCAGACCCATGTATATAAACCACGGTCTATTCCAGTTGATCTTCAGCTGGTTTTTACTGTTTTTTTTCCTGTGTCAACGGTTTCGATCTGTCGCTGACTTCCAGCCTTTTCGGCGGCTTCAACCGCCTTCAGGATTTCTTCCAGTTCGTACGGCATCATTTTTCGAATCTCCGCAACCGTCAGATAATCCTTGCTGTTATGTTCCGCCGCATACGCCCTTGACATGTACTCAGCTTTGACAAGCTGTGCAGATGCCACGGAAGCGGACTTGTTAGCAACAACCCAGTCCGAATAATCACAGTATGCGCCAACATTAAACAGGAAGCCGATTTCTTTTCCATTGATTGTCATTGTCTTTTATCCTTTCCGTTATCAAGTCGTGCCGCTGGTAATGCCGAAGAAGGTCTTGATCTTGTCTTCTGCGGATGCTTCAGTTGCCAGTGCACCGCCAACATACTTCCAAGTTCTCTTTGCGTCCTCTGCACGCTTAATCGTTGCGGTCAGCTCAGTGGTCTGCCAGTCGATGTTCTCTTCCTGCGTTGCCGCTTCAGTGTTCGGGAACTGGAAAGCACAACGGGGATAGATGACCGGGGTATATGTGGTCACGCCGTCCTGCATGTAACGGACAATGAAACCAACGCCAACATCCGGGACTGCCTGATCATCATCATACTTTACAAATCCGTCAGTGCCAGCGGTCGGAAGGCCCATGATAAGCTTTTCCGCATCCTGTTCAAGGCCCTTGACGGTCAGGGAAAGTTCGCCGCTGGTGAACACACCGCTTTCGGTTTCAGAGATAACATTATCTGCATAGAAGTTGTTATCGTCTGCCGTATCAGCAGAGCCGCTAACGCTCACGCCCTGTGACAGAAGCTGTCCGCTTGTATAAGTGATTGCACCAGCATTCGCCGCATACAGTGCAACATAAGGTTTCGAAAAACCAGTAACAATCTTGCCAACTGCCATGATTGTTGACTCCTTTCAATAAAAAAGGGAAAGCTATTTAACAGCCTTCCCTAACTCTTGATCAAATGTTTCTTTCATTTTTTCTTCACACGCTGATTTCTTTTGCCGGATGGCATTGTCAACGAACGGAATGCGCTGGCTGAATGAAGTTCCCGAATTGACAGACCTTGCAATCATGCTGTTCGGCTGCCCGTTCGGGTAATTCTTCCGGCGTTCGGTGTTATAGCCGTCAAAGCCTAGCTTAACATGCTGGTATCCGTTGTCGTTCTCCATTGGAGTGATACCGAACCCGGCAAGCAAGCCATCCTTCTGCTTTTGTGTAACTCCGTTCAGCATTTGACCGGGTTTTACAACTCTTTCATCAATCGGCAGACTGTTTATCCCCTGCCGGACGGCATCCGCAACGATTGCCGCACCATCATGAACGGCCCGACCGATGCATTCGGTTGTTGCCCTTGGTAGTTTCTCCAGTTCCGTGATGTATTCATCCAGCTCCGGAAATTTCATCTTAGCCAATGTACCACCGCCATTGATAATGAATCAGATTCGTTTCGTCCTCATACTGGATATTGTCAAGCAACCAGCCGACATTCTCCGCATTAAGGATTTCTTGAATATCGTCTGCAATCGGGTCAAATTCCGTCAGCGTGTAAAAGTCGATGATACCAGTCAACTGCTGTTCTGATTTGTGGTTATTGCTGTGAAAAGATGACTGTTCCCCGGTTTCTGTCCAGACCACGAACGGCGGCTTTGCAGTCCGTCTGTAATGTGATACGGAACAGGAAAGCGTGAGGAACGGCTCATATAACTCTTCAAGCGTTGTTTGTAAGGACTTCATAATAGTCTTCCAACCTCGTCAGAATGCAGTCTAAAGCATCATCGTCAAAAATAGGATTGAAGTTTGCCCGGTACTGATTGCCATCAGGCATGACAACATATTTCGCCCCGATCGGCGGAAGCGTCAGCCCGAAGACACGAATGACAAAGTCAAACTGCTGGTCGGCTCCGTCTGCCGCATACCGTCTAACGGTGGATGCCGTCCGATAACAGAAGAACGGTTCAGCCTTGGTCACCAGCTTTTCAACTGGCATCCTTCCCGGTTCGCTGATGTCTTCCAGCGCACACAACTTACATCTGCCGCCGTCACGCATCCGACTCACCCCAATCCGTATATGCAGAACTCATAAGCAGCTGCGCCTTCTGCTCATCGTAGGAAGCCTTGAATTTGTTGTACTGGTCAACCGCCAGATATCCGAAATTCATCTTGCAATAGGTTGTCACTGCCCTCTCGATCAATGGGGCCGTGTCTTCCTCTGTGAGTAAATCGGCTCTGATATCCGTAATGCCTAAGTCCTTCAGCCCTGCGTCAATCAGGTCTTGGATTTCGGCATCGTAATCATTCACCGCTATGCGGAGCGCAACTTTGACTTTGTCGATTAACATTCCGTTACTCCAATCTTAGCCATATATTCCCTATGGTCTTCCGGGTATATCGTCACATGACCGATGTGTCCAATAACGACATGAGGATCGGCAAAGATATGATAATTCAAATATCTTGCACGATTGCAGAATGCCAAGTCCTCACCAAGGTCTTTCTCAGGACAGAAACACGTTCCAAAATGCTTCATGACCTCTAGTAAGATTTCAGTCTTTATCAAAACACAGGCCATACCGCATCCGGCAACCTCAAACAATTCGTTCGGGTAATCCTCGAACCGTTCAACCGCCGGACGCAGACTTCTGAAGAAACATGGCACATAAGGTTTCCGCCTTGCATGACATATTCCTGTTACAAAGTCTTTCCCGGAAAACATAAGGTCATCGACCAAGTCATCGTTAAATATCATATCCGCATCCAGCCAAAGGACATGCGTGAAGTTGCCGTCTAAGGCATGATGCACTAGCTTGTCCCTTGCCGCATATACTAATGTCCCGGATATGATTTTCACATCGAAGTCCACGCCGTCCTTACCAAGCCGCATGACCAGCTTAACAAGGCAATTCATGAACTCGCAGTTGACATAGTCTAATGATGGAATGGCTATCAATAATTTCATTTCTCAACAGCTTTCTTTTTCTTGGTCGCTGGCTGTGCCGCAACAACCACGGCAGACCGTACAGAAACAAGGAACGCCGCCACTTCCGGGGTCACCTCAACAGTTTCCCCGGCGGCGTGCTTAATCCTTGCTTCTCTTAACAGCTTGACCTTCATATCAGGTGGTCTGTGCAGACGGCTTTGCGATATTGCAAAGACGACCCGGACGGGTGATCTTGTGTGCGGCATATCTGCGCCCGGTAATCTTAACCATATCTGCTTCTGCAAGGGTAACATCATCGTACTTGATCACGATGCCGTCACCTTCCGGGAAGTTGAACTGTTCAGCGGACAGGTCGCCAACGATCGCATAAACATCACCTGCGCTTGCGGTGCTATAAGCCGGAAGTGCGGAAGTGTAAACTCTCGGAATTCCTGCGAACGGATCAACAGCAAAGTTTCCAGCCACATGTGCAGCAAGGAATTCAACCTCAGTCAGTCTGTTCATGATGACAACAAGGTTGTTCGCCTGATCGGACAGGTTAGCGGCGGCGGTCGGAATAACAGTGATGGACGGAGCGGCTGTGATCTTCGGAACACCAATTGCGGAAGAAGAATTGCTGGTGCTTGCGCCAGTGATATCAGTAACCGCAAGGGCAGCTTCTTTCTTCACGATCTGATAGGTCAGTTCATCACGCACATACTGGACGAACTCCGGGCCAGCAAGAGCAACGACCTCATCACTAATTTTGATCCATTTCTTAACGTTAGCCGCCACAAGTTCCACAACGCCGAAGGTCAGTGCTTCTTCGGTCGGTGCGGTCGTTCCTTCAGTGTGAACGTATGCCGGGTCAGCAGACAGTTCAAAAGCGACTTTCAGGTTGCCACGCACATAGGTGCGGCGAACTCTGGACATGATGTCGTCATTTTCCCATGCGGTCTTGATTCCTTCTTCAAGGATCGTGGGAACCGGGACACCGCCGGACGCATTAGTAGTCAGCAGAGAACGGCACTCTGTCGGGTCATTGTTGATGATATAGTTTTTCCATGCTTCGCAATACTCAGCGGAAGACCTGATTTCTTCTTCAGTCTTCACAGCCGGGGTTTCCTGCTCAAATTTCTGCATAACAGTTCCTTCTCCTTTTGCAATGCTTGCACGGATTTCAGCCTTCTTGGCTTCTTCCGCTTTTCTGGTTTCAAGTTCTTCCTTAATGCTCCGAACTTCCTGTTCCAGTGCATCAAGGTCAAGTTCAGCTTCGGAATTATCAAGGGAAACAATGATTTCCGCTTTCCGTTCCTCAAGCTGGTCAATGGTCATTTCTTTCAGATCCATTTTCACACCTCGCATAAAATTCTGATTTTCTGTTTCTGTGCTTCTCGGCGTTCCCGATCCAGTCGCTCCGCTTTCTCCATTTCAATCACTCCGTCGAAATAGTCCCGGGTTGCAATGCCAAGTTCTGTCGTTGGGTTTGCGACAAAAGCACAAGGTGAGACGTCATACACCTTTGCTATCCTGTCTATAACCCTTGTATGTGTCGCACGATCAAAATGCTGATCGGCAACCGTAAAACAAAAAGACATTTGAGGATAATTCCCGGCTTTTATATCGTCAAAAATTTCCTTTGCCTTTTGTGTTCTACTCAAATCAGTTCGGTTAGCAAGTCCATGTTCATCTGTCCATACATCAAGAGACCCGGCAGATGTTCTTGCATAAACCCTACCGACATGATCAATGCGAAAAACCACATCCGATAGGTCTGCCCCCTCAAAAGCATCCGGGGCAATGCGTTCATAATAATCAACACCGTCACGCTTCATCATTTTGTACGGTTCGAATGTGGACGCATAACCTTCAACAATGTAGGAGTCCGCATCACCGAATCTTAATTCCATCGGCCTATATTCACGATTCTGGCTCATTCTTTTGCTCCTCAACTTTCTCCGTTGCGTTGTAATACTCGCCCCGGATTATTCTTGCATCACCGCCGTCAACAGGCGGAAGGTTCCATATCTCACGCACATCATTAATGCTCATGATGCCACGGTCAAGCATCTGGCTTGATACGTTCAGTTTGTCGGCATTGCTTAGATACTGAAGACGATTAGCCGTTGCCATAACCATGTTCCCCTGCGTCTGTTCCCGAAGCGTGAAGAACATCTTTGTCATGACTTCGCTGAACTGGATTGCAAACGGTTCGATTGCGCCCTCATAAAAAGCCGTCCAAGCATCACCATAAGCCTTGTTTGTCAGGATGTCCTCATTCACGCCGAAATACTCAAACACATTGGATTTGATAAGTTCCATCTGTTTATCGTCAATTATCCACGGTTTGACCTCGATCTGCTTCAAGTCGGTGTATGTGTTCGGGAACAACAACAGGCCGCCGCCCTTGGCATCCTTGGAGAAGTTCTCTTCCGTAAACCGTCTGCGCTCTTTCGCAAGGTCTTCGGCCTTCGTGAAGTTGTTGACCCGTGCCATGAACCTATAGCTGGCAGCACTCTTCACGCCTTCTTCGATGCCTTGGTTCTGAATATGGATTAGTTCCATAGTTGGGAACAGTGCGTGGTTATCTTCGCCGAAGAAATCATTCTTGTACTGGTATTTTGTCATGATGCCACAATACGAAAATTCAATAGCGGCTTTCTCGGCCCAGCTGAATTCATAACGAAGATACGGCACGCCGTCATATGATACAATCTCGCACCGTTGCGGAATCGGCGTAAATATCCCGGACGGCTCACCATATTCGTCATAAACAGGCACAATAAACGCCGTGTTATGTATGTCAAGGATGGTCGAAAGCCGATAAAGGAACTGCCCCCACGTTTGCAACTGGTTCGGGCCGTGCTTCATTTTGTTCTGAAGTGCAGGCCGTGCCGCTCCCAGCATCTGAACGTTCAGCTTGCTTATGTGCGTTGCCCTTGCATTGACCGCCGCCCGGATCAGTTCGTTCTGATAGATTTCACCGCCCCACTTCGTAAAGTGTGCCTGATGCCCGTTGACCATTGCGAAGTTTTCAGGCGCACGGTTCGGCGTTTTAGGTCGGTTCCCGAATAATAAATCAATTAGTTTCATGTTTCATTCCTCAACTGTTCCCCGATGTCGCCATACCATTTCTGACGAACGCACATGGCATCCAGCAGGGCGGCGGTTCCATCTATATGGACTTTCCCGTTAAGTTTGACCAGCTTTCCACGCCCACGAACGGCATCAGTCTTGATTGCACTATCCAACAAGTGCATCTTCAACAGGTCATTGTCACCTATGTGTATTTTTCTATCTTCAAGCAGTCCTTGCGTTTCTTGGATGACTCCGTGCAAATTATCGCCCTGATAAACATCATCCATGTGGAATCCATACTGTTGCAAGTCCTGCACTAAGTACTGTGCTGAATAGCGGTCATATCCGATCTGAAGCGGAAATATCTGATATTCTTCAACAAGCCGCACGAACCAGTTATAACAATCGTGGTAATCCACGAAGTTGTCCCCGGACGGTTGCAACAAGCCACGCTCGATATAAATGTTGTATGGTACACTGTCCCGTTGTATTGCATCCGTTATTTTCTCGGACGGAAGAAAGAACTGACTGAACACATACAACTCGCCGTTCTTCTCGATCACGACACAGCAAGCCGTCAAGTCCCTAGTCTGTGATAAGTCAATGCCGCCAACACAGTAGCTGTTTCGGAAGTCCTCAAGCACCAACTTGTCCCCGGATGCATCCGTCACTAATTCAGACGGAAGCCATGCAAGGGAACTATTCTGTTTAATATTGCAGTACTTGGTAAGAAACTCAGCCTTCTTTGAAAGACTACCTTCAGCTATTGCAATTTCTTCCAGCAAGTAGTCAACTGTCACCGATGTCCCCAAGTTCGGATTGCTCTTGTGCAGTTCATTTATATCGTTCCACTTTTCCGGGTCATCTATCATATATAAAAAAGGCAAAAGCCGTGTTTCCTTGCTTTCGCCTAGTAAGAACCGTGTGGAACGTTTCAGAAGTTCGTCATATATCGAATCGTTTACATATCCCGAAGTTGTGCAACTAATAATCAAGCCTTCTGGTCTTGCGCCCATACCTGACTTCATGACTTCGTACTGCTTCAGCCCCTTGTCGCCTTCCCATGCGGCAATCTCATCACAGATACAAAGCGAAGGATTGAAGCCATCAGACTTCTTTGCTGAAAAAGCAATCTTCTTTACTGT